TCACGGCGTGGTCTGGGGAAGTTGCCGGATCTGGATTGCGGGATAGACCATGTCCCGCTTGACCCTTTTGTTGTACTTGGACCCGCCGGCCTTACCCCAGACCTTGATCCCCAGGCTGAGCTTGACCCAGCGGTAATCCAGGAACACGGCCTTGCCATACCGGCGTTTGGCCGCCCGGAAGACGGCCCGATAGACCCCGTTGGGTGCCCGCGGCGACTGCGGCGTGGTGGTTGCCCCGCTGGGGTCACCGCCGCCCTCGATTTTTTTCGCGTACGGGGTTGAGTTCACGATCTGGACTTTGTCGCCGGGCTTGATACCCCGGATATCCTGGACCTGGGTCCCGTTCACCATGACGACATGGGAGTCCTGGTACCGGCCGGTCAGCACCGGGGACCGGCGGATCAGTTCGGACCAGATCCATTCGACGATTTCCCCGAGGTCGTTCCGGACGAATTCGATCCGACCGCCGGGCTTTACCGTCTCGGGGGCCGCGTTGTGCCGGCGGTCCACAATGGTCTTGTGCTGTTTCCAGGCGGGGTCTCGGGCCTCAGCGTCGGCCAGGGCCTTCCGGGCCACTTCGACCGTGAATTTCTGAATGTCGCCCTGGAGTTGGCGGTTGAACTGGACGAAATCGACGGCCACGGGTTAGCCCCTCACCCACAGGACGTGGGCCAGGATCTCCTGGCCCAGATACTTGGTCTCGCACCCCTGGACGGTGGTCGTCCGGCCGCCGATCACCAGGAGGTCGCCCCGGACAGGCGGGCCGGGCCAGCCGGCGGCCTGGATTTCGGCGTTGCTGATCGTCACGGACTGATCCCCCTGGGTGACGCCGCCCAGTAGCTCCTGGGGCTTGTACCCCTTGGCCACGCCGTGGACGGTCACGTCGGTGAATGTCGCGGAGGTCCCCGCCCGGCGGCGGAGCGTCACGGCCCGGCCGTACCGGGCCAGGGCGTCACCGATCTTGGACGCCGCGGACATCAGGCCACCGACGGATTCCGGTAGCGGTCCAGTCGGGCCGCGATGTCGGCCGGGAGCCCGCCGACGGTCGGGCTGGTGGCCGTGACCTGGAACTGTTCGTCCAGCACGTCCAGGATCTTCTGGCCACGCAGGGCCGGGTCACGGGAGCGGCTGAAGTAGGCCAGCTTGACCAGATCGACGGTCGCCCGCTCGATATCGGCGGGGATCGGCGAGAGGCCGGCCGTGTAGGTCACCACGACCTTGCGGGCCGTCCAGGCCGTCCGGGCGTCGTCACTCAGCCGCCAGAGAGTGCCGGCGTCCCGGTCCACCTCGTAATCATCGGTGGTCAGGGTGACCCCGTCAGCCGTCACGGTGGTGACGCTGACGACCGGGAACCGTGACAGGACCAGGGGGGACCGGCACCGGTCCAACCGGATGGTCTCCCGCACGGTTTCGGCCACCAAGACCCGGCCGCAGTACACGGAGACCAGCCCGGACGCCTCTCGGATCAGGGTGGCCAGATAGGCGTCCTGGCTGGCGTCGCCGATCTGGAGTTCCGCTTTGATCGTGGCCACGCTGGCCAAGTCGTAGGAGGCCGCGGGGGTCAGGACATCAAGCATCGGGCGGGAATCCGGGCCGGCGTTACTTCCGCTTCCGGCTGGTGGTCTCGGCCGGAGCGGTCACGCGGGTTTCAGGGGTGGGGTCGGCCGGCCCAGCGATACCGGCGGCAATCCAGGCGGCCCCGATTTCGGGGGTGACCTCGATTATTTCGCCGGGCATGTGCGAAAAATCGTGCCCGGCCATGCTGGTCAGCATTCGGATTTTCATGGGAGTGGCCCAGTAAGGGGCGGCCCGGAGACCGCCCCGTTACTGTGCGTCGCCTTAGCTGGCGGCGTTGGCGTAGTGGACGACCGGGTGGGTCCCGGCGTCGATCAGGTCACCGTCGCAACGGCTGTAGGCCATGAAGGCCACCTGACCGTAATCGGCGTACCGCTCGGTGAGCCGCAGGACTTCGATACCCGCAACGTCACGGATCAGGTACTTGCTGAAGTCGCCGAACAGGATCGACTTGGCCCCGGCGGCCATGGCCGGCATGTCCGCGTTGACCACGATGGGCTTGCCCATGAAGGTGTCGGGCTCACCCGCGACAACCGACGGCTGCCACAGCGGGAGGCCGTTGGAATCCTTCAGCTTCCGAAGAGCCTTGATGGTGCTGTCGTTGAGCATCCACCGGGCGTTGGCCCGGTACGCCGGGTCCAGACCGTACAGGAGGTCAACCAGATCGTCGTAGGTCACGCTCGTGGTCTGGCCGCTGGCCCCGGTCTTGGCCAGGGTGGAGGCGGTCACGATGCCGTTAGGCTTGGACGACCCGTCGCCCGTGGTGAAATGCTCGTTGGTCGCCCGGCCGATACGCTCACCCAGGGCACGGGCCAGGAAGCCCTCCAGGTCGAACGCCGAGTCCTGGAGGAGTTCCACGGACACCCGGATCAGCTTGGACGAGTACTTGTAGGCGTTCAGGGTGATCTGGCCGAACGTCGCGTCCTGCTCGCTCACCTGGGCGTTCTCGGCCAAGATCGCACCCTTCTGGGCGGTCTCGTTCACGGTCGGGATCGGCAGGGCGTTGCCCGACGCGGTCCGGAGGATGGTGGCAACCGGCCGGACGCCGCCCACGCCCACCAGGGCCTCCTCCAGGCGGTTGTAGAACCCCTGGGGCACGGTGTAGCCGCCGGCGGAGTTGGTGCCGACCGACTGGGCACGCTTGGACAGGATCAGGGACCGGTGTTCCGGGGTCAGGCCGTCCAGCCCACCGCGGAGGTACGAGCGGAAGGCCGCGGACTCGTCGTCGATCTTCTGGCGGGCTTCGTCGGGCGAGATGTCGTCGCGGGCCGCCCGGTTGTAAACGCGGGCCTCCAGGTCGGCCTCGACCTGGGCCAGACGCTCCTCCCGGTCGATCCGGGCCTTGATGGCGTCGGCGTCGGCCATCATGGCGTCAAAACGGGCCTCGATCTCCTTGGCGTCACCCTCGGCCGTGGCCTCGTTGACCGAGTTCAAAAGGTCGCGGGCGTCAGCAACCAGCTTCGAACGCTGCTCCCGCAGAGTAATCAGATTGGACATTCATGCTCCTGGCATAAAAAAAGCCGCCCGGAGGGCGGCTTGGTGAGGCGTGCGGGAGCACCCGCTACGCGAAATCGGGGATTTGTTTGAGTTTCCGGAGGCGGAATACTGTCGGGCGGAATGTCGGGGATTGGCCGGACTGCCACGCTTCAAAGGATCGGCGGGCCACGTCAATGGTCGTGGCCGGGTACGCACCCCACGTGACAACCGAGACCTCATAGAGGTCCACGTCGATCAGTTCCCGGACGGTCCCGGCAACATCCGTGGTCCACGTGTCCTTGCGGCACACGAAACCAAAGCTCATGCTGTCCAGTAGACCGGACCGGACTTCCTCGGCGATGTCATGGCCCAGGGAGGTCTGGGGTAGGTCGATTTCTACCCGTAGGCCCCGGTTATCTTCGGCCAGCCTCAGGGACCCGTTTTTGGTCCGGGCCAGTCGGTCGCAAGTCTCGTGGTCGGCCAGGGCGTAGATATCCGGGTTCTCCCGGAGGGTCCGGGCGAAGCAATTCGGCCTGACGATCTCCCGGAACCCGCCCAAATCCTCGGACAGGCTGTCAAAGACGGCGGCGTACCCGATCAGGGTAGCGGGCTGGCCATCAGCGGCGGCCCGGACCTCCAGGCCCTGGACCCCTCGAATTTCACGCATTGGCGTTTCCGTTTTGTTCTCCCATGGAGACAGCGTTGACCACCTCGCCGCCGGCCGTGCCGTCGGCGATGGCCTGGACGCCCGCCATGTTCTGCTGCAAATACAGGGTGTCCCCGCCCGGCATGGGTGGGAGTTCTTCAAGTGCCCGTGCCTCGTTCGGGGTGTACAACCCGCCCTGGACGCCCCTGACTAAAGCTTCCATCCGGTCCCGGAAGGCCCCGCGAAGCAAACCATTCAAATTGAACTTGACGTATTGCCGTCCGGCAGACCGGCTGCTGAAGAGCTTGCGGTTTAGCTCCGCCTCCCAAATGGCCACGCGGGGAGCCACGCAGTATTTTACAAACTGTATGTCGTCCTGTTCGGCACTGGCGTACGTCCGACCTTCCGACGACTGCAACAGGGACAGAGGAACGCCGTAGATCGACGCCACCTCTTCTTTCTGCATCCGGCGGGTTTCGAGAAACTGGGCGTCCTGGGGCGGAATCCCGACCTCGTGGAGCTTGATGCCCTCCTCCAGCACGGCGGGCCGGTGCTGGTTGGGACCGGAGAACCGTTCAGACCACGACTCTTTGAGCCGGGCCACCGCGGTATCCGAAAGCCGGCCAGGGCATTCCAGGATGACCCCAGGCCGGGCATCGTTGCGGAAGAACCGGGCTCCGAAATCCTCCGCGGCCTTGGCCAGCCCCACGGCCCCGCGGGCCTGTTGGATCGGGCTGAGGCCCACCAGCCCGTCCAGGCCGAAGTGTTTCAGGTGGATGATCTCGCTGGCCGGGATCTCCACACGGGACCCGTCACTCAGGCCGGCCAGATACCGGACCCGGCCGGCCCGGCGTTCGACCGTCATGCGGTCAGGCAGGAGCGGCAGGAGGGCGACGACATCGCCCCGGCCGTTGCGTTCCAGGGCCGCGTAGGCGTTGCCCCACAAATCCAGGTGGGGCTGGAGGGTTTGGCGAAAATCGACGCTGGACTGGTATTCGTTCGGCTCCACCGAGAGGAGCCACGGGAGGGTCCCGCCCTCGATCCGCTGGGCTCCGGCGTCGCCCCACTGGTAGACGTGGACCGGGAGGGTCCCGACGGCCTGGGCGATGCGGGCGACGCAGGCATAGACCGCCGTCACGGTGGTGGCGTTGGCCTCGTTGATGCTGACGCCGGCATCGGTCGGCCCGCCGGACAACCAGTTGACCAGCCAGAGGTCCGGATTGGCCAGGGACGTGGAGGGATTCTCGGGGCTGGCCCGCTCCTCCTGCCGCTTGCCAAATGGCCAAAGTCTCATGGGATTTCCGGCAATAAAAAAGGCGGCCTGGGGCCGCCTGGACGAAATCGTGGTGGTTATCGTTTATTTATGCAGCGAGGCCGCACAGGCGGTACTACAGGCAAACCAGCCCGCGTTCCTCATAGACGGACCGGCCATACTTGGCCTCCGGGTTCGACATCATGAGGGCGACGGCATCCAGGGCGGCCATCAGGGGATCGATCTTGGCCGACCCAGCCGCCTGCTTCGTGATCGCGATGGCGTTGCCCTTCGGCTCCACCTTGGCGTTCGATACGGCCCAGGCCATCAGGGCCTGATCGGCGTGGACCAGGGACCCCTCCGCCAGTTTGCGTTCGGCCGTCTTGATGGCACCGGCCAGCCGCCAGCCTTGGGGGATACCCACAACCCGGTCACCCGCGATTCCCCGGTCAGCCAGGGCGTCCACGATGGACCCGACCCCGACGGGGTCCAGGCCGACGCGGTCCAGGAGGCCGGTGGCCTCGACCTGGGCCACGATGTCGGCCACGGCCTCCACGTCGTCGCCCAGCCGCTCCACCACGTCCAGGTCACCATCACGGGCGAAATCCAGCAACCGCCCGGCTTCGGTCTTGCGGCGTTCCAGGACGCTGGTGTGTGCCCAGGCGTGGCTCCACAGGAGCCATTCGCGGGTCACCCTGTCGCGGCCCAGCACGGCCAGTCCCAGCAAGTCGTCCAGGCCGCCGCCGTCGATCCCGACCGTGACCACGTCGGACCGGTCCAGGATGGCCTGGAGGTCCAGCTTGGGGTTTCCGTTGTCTTCCCAGTAGTCGGCCCCAACCCAGCGGTCGGACCGCAAAGCCAGACCGATCTCCAAATTGAGGTGTTGCGAGGCCCAGCGGCGTAGCTCCTCCTCGCCGGCCTCCTTGGCCGCCTCGTAGTCGCTGACCAGCCGTTCGACCGTGACGGACAGCCCGCGGTTCGGCGTGACCATCCACCAGTTCTTGGGGTCCCGCCAGTCGACGTCCGGCGGAAACTCGTAGAGTACCGGGAGGATCGGGGCTGTAACCCGCCCGTCCCGCACCCCGCGGGCCTTCAAGAGTTCGGACCTGAACACGCCGGCCGGGGGCCTCTCGCTTTGCGTCGTGATCTGGACCAGGAACCCCTCGGGCTGGCTGATCAGGCCGCCGCGGGCCTGACCCAGGACGCGGTCGGCGTCGGGGCTGGAGGCCACCACGTGGATTTCGTCGATCAACACACCGGCCGGCCTGACGCCGGTCACCACGGCGGGATCGAAGCTCTTGACCACCAGGGTGGCCCCGGCGGTTTGCTCCAACCGGTCGGTGATCCGCTTCAGGTGGGCCTGGACCTGGAATCGCCGCCGCAAGTAGTCGTCGGCCTCGATCATCCCCACGACTTGGTCGAACGCCAGGGCGGCAACCTGAAGAGTGGGAGCAACCAGGATGAACTCCGCCCGCGGACGGCGGTTCATCATCAAGGCCACCAGCATGAGGGCCGCCGAATACGTCGTCTTGGACGATTTTTTCGGGGCCAGGATGAACGCTTCCCGGATGGCCCGGCTGTTCGTGGCGGGATCGTACGACCCCATCAAGGCCCGGACGATGTCGCGGAACCAGTCGCCCCCGGCCTCCCGCAGGGCCGGCTTGCCCGGCACGTCGGGCAACCGGAGCCGGTCGAAAATCGCAACGGCCCGGTCGGCCTCCTCCTGGTTCAGCGGCAAATCGGGGACCAGGGACCGGCCGGACTTGATCCGGTCGCCCCAGTCCGGGCACGCCAGGGAGAACGTCACGTCAGGATGTTGGCCCAGTCGTCCGGAACCTGACCGGCGGCCAGCTTGGCCTGGGCCTTCTTGCCCAGGGCTTCGTCGGGGAACAGCCGGTTGGCCAACTGCCGCCGCTGGGTGACCGCCGCCTCAAGCTGGCGGAACGCCCCCAGCGAGACCTTGAAGTCTCCGGCGGTGTCGGCGATTTCCTGAAGCTTCCGAATTCTGGAATCGGCCCGGACGTAGTCCAGCACGAGTTCCACCGGAATGCCGTGGACACGGTCGCCCAAGTCGGTGACGACCCGGCGGAACAGCTTTCTCTCGGCCGGAGACAGGTCCCGCGGCGGTTTCACTTCGGTCATGTCGGGTTCGATTTCGATCTGGACCGGTTCGGGACCGGTTGGTGGGCGGTCACGCCGCCCTGGCCGACTCAGGAGAGCCGGGGAAAAGAAAACGCGGATGAGGCCCCACGCGGTTGTTCCTCCGTGGGTTGCAGAGATTGCGACCCGCCCCCTGGGGTGGGCAACATTGTTACCCTGGCCGACCGGGCCACTCGGCCATCCGGCGGGCTCGCTCGGCCGCGGTCTTGGCTCCGTGGCACGCCCCACACCGGACCCGGAGGTTGGCCCGGTCCAGCGGCTCCCCGCCGTCGCGGAGTTCCACCACGTGATCGACGAACAGGCGGCACCCGGTCCGTCCGCAGTCCTCGCACCGGTTGCCCCGCTCCTGGACCACGGCCCGGCTGAGGCTCCGCCACTCGGGTGTCAGGTAGAAGGGATCGGCCCGCTTGGGTTCGGGCCGGGCCGACCGAATGTCGGCCGTGGTGACCTTCGGTCGGATGGACTGGAGGCGGCCCATTCAGTCCTTGGACTTCCGAACTTCCCGCCACTCCCTCCAAGCAACGGCGACCCGTAGATACAGGGCAACCAAGGTTCCGACGGCCAGGAGGACCGTATAGGCGTCGCCGAACAGGGAAATCCACCACGGGCTCGAAACAGCCGCAGCCACGGTTACGGTATCAGCAAGGGCTTTTCCGATCATTTGACCTCCGGGTAACCGGGCCTGGAGGTCCAGGCGTAGTTGTACAAGACAGATCTATTTAGCTATGGAGCGGCAGAGCGGTGCACCGCGGTCACGCAGCAGCCTCCCGGAAGGCCCGGCGGGTTGCTATTGCCGTTGGTCTCTCCCCGTAGTTGAGCGGGAACCCCTGCGGACAGGGGTTCACACGATCATCGCCCGTCGATCGGACCTAGCTGCTTCAACATTTGACCAAATACACTGCGACCCCGTTTTCTCGCCTTGGCGGGGTCTTTCAGGTCAACGATAGGGATTAGTTGGCCATCCCGCAAAACATGCCATTGCCGCCATGCACTCAGGGCTATCACTTCCCCATTGCTATTGCGATGCCCGAGCTTTTCCTGAAACAATCTCATTGCCGGCTGAAGAGAGCTACCTCTGGAGGGCGGAATTTTCTCGTTGTTGACATATATCCCGTCAACCCCAACAGTCGCGACGCCATCGCATTTCTTTCGGCCAGCCTTGAACAATTTCTTCGATTCATCCGACAGAAAAAGATATATTTCCTCACCCACCTTTAGTGTGGCTCCCTGCCCAATATCCAATACTCGCTCTTTTGCTGCCGGCCTTTTCTCTGCAGGCTTCTGCAGAACCCGCTGAAGTATGTCGCACTTGGTTTCGGTCGAATTTTTCCGATGCAACTCGATGAGATTCGAAACTTCTTGGGTAATGCCAACGAACTCTGTGAACATGATTGACCTCCAGCGGCAGCAAAACATTTGAAAGCAGCTTTGTAGGCCATTATGCCATTGATAGCAGCTATCATGCAAGGCGAAAGCCGGTTGGAGCGAGAGCAAGTTCACGGGGCAGCGTCCACCGTTACGGCCCTGGAGCGTGCCTGTCGCATGGTGTAACCGCCCGGCAGCCGGTACCAGTCCGCCAGCACGTCCAGGGCTGCCTCCAGGTACCCCTTGAGGGTTTCGCGGGACCGCCCGGTGATCTGCCCCAGCCCCTCCAGCGTGGTCTCCTGGACCACGACCCACTCCAGCACCCAGGCCAGCGGTCCAACGGCCTGGACAGCCTTGCGGTAGTCGGTGGCGGCGGCCAGCCGGGCGTCCGAGTAGCCGGCCGGGTCGTACCCGCCGGTACCGGTGGCCCGTTCGGGGTCGCGGGCACCCGCGATTCCCAGGACGTAGCTGACGTATAGCCGCTGGGCGGCGTCGTACTGCCTGGAGGTCAGGGACCCGCGGGCGTACATCCGCTCCACCGGGGACTGGACCATGTGGCGGCGGATACCCGCCACCATGGTCTCCTGGGCCTCCAGGCCCGCGGCGTGCTGGCCGCGGAACCCGATGTTGCCCTGGTCGGCCGGGGCCTTGGGCTTCCGAGGGGCGGCCATCACTCGGCCTCCAGGTCGTCGTCAAACGTTGCGTCGGCCATGCCGGCGGCCTCCAGGCGGGCCTGGGCGGCGGCCATGTCGCGGGCCATGCGGGCGACCCGCGGGCCAGCCACCAGGGAGTCGTACAACCGGCCGACCTCGTGGGGGTCGGTGATCTGGGCGATGTCCAGGTATTCGTGAAATACTTCCCGGACGGAGCGGGTATCGTAGGTGTCCATTGTCCAATCTCCAAGTGCGGTACAGTGCGGCACTGGAGTATTTAGTCGGGGCACTCAGAATCCGGTCCCGGCGGGTCGCCGTGATAAATATACCCGGAGCCCCGCAGCCCCTGGCTTGCTCATGCGGGACACTTCATCTCCGAGTGCAATCGCGAACGGCCCGCTGGGTTCCCCTGGCGGGCCCTTTGCTAGCGGGTGATTGCCCCGTCTCAACCGGGCCAATGGGTTAACCCCTCACCACGTATTTGCACACGCTCGCATCATGATTGGGTGCTATGGTTGAAGGTGGTCTGGCACCCCAATCCAGTGGTCACCAGCCGGACTCCCAAAATACCAGAAGACACCAGGATCAAGACTGGGGCCATTCACTTGGCCGCCCAGCGGGTCCTCATTGTTCATCGGGAGGAAATCATGGCGACATTTCGTGGCACCGGCCGAAATGACTCAATCGTCGGCGGCGACTCTGCCGACAACATATATGGCGGAAATGGACGCGACACCCTGCATGGTGGTGACGGCAGTGACCGGGTTGACGGCCAAAGCGGCAACGACTGGATCGATGGTGGCTACGGCAGCGACACGGTCGTTGGCGGCGACGGGAACGACACCATGTCGCCGGGATTTGCGGAAGCCGACCAAGGCGGCAACGACGCCTACTACCCCGGTCAGGGGAACGACTGGATTGGTGATCAATACGGAGCCGATAGGTTCGTGTTTGAGCGTCCGAACAGGGGCGGCTTTGGCGAGGATGTGCTGACTGGTGCCGGGAACTTTGACGGGTCCGGAGACCGAATTGAATTCGCCGGTTACTCCCCCCATCAGGTGCAGATCACGAGTGAGTTTCTCTATACGAATTTTCACTTTTCAGATGGCAGCAATCTTCAGGTTACCCACACAACATACAGTCTTGGCAACGGGCAATATCAAACCACGTTAGTTGCCGGGCAGGATTACTTCTTTGTCTGAGTAGACGGACATAGCCCAGGCTACCCACTGGCTTTCAGTTCGGCTCCCACTGGGCTGCCGTCAGGGTCCGGACTCCCGTTGGGAACTCCCCGCGGGCCGCGGGCCATCGAGCCGTGAACGCGGCCCGCCGGGGATCGGGTGCGGTGGTGCGGGTGCCCGCCTGAGCGGTCCGGCACCACCCGTCACGGGCGGCCCGGTGCCGGATGGAATTCGCGGGGGCGGCGTGCTGGCGAGCCAGTTCCGCGACCGGCACGCCGGCCTCATAGCCGGCTCGGACCGCCGTCCAGTCCGGGTCCGGCTTGACCGGGCGGGGCCGGTGGCCGTCGGGACGCCGCCACCCCTCAGCCTTGGCCCTCAACTGGATCGTGACCCGGCTGCAGCCGTGCCGCTTGCCCAGCCACTCGGACGCCACGCCCTCGACCTCGAACCCGTGCCGGATGGCCTGCCAGTCCAGGGCCGGGGGTAGACAGCCGAGGTGTTGCACCTCTGGACTGGGTGTTGCATCGCTGTTGCACCGGGTGTTGCACTTTTTTGTTCAATGAAATCAGGGTGTTGCACCTGTTGCACCTGTTTCCGGGGTCCCGGCGTGTTTCCAGTCTCCGCAAAGTTCCGCCTGGGGTGCGAATCCTGGCTTTTTCTACTATAGAGAGAAATACTTATAAAGTATCTTAAAGCAACACCAGCAACACCGGGGAAAGGTGCAACAGTGCAACACCGTTGAAAACCTTGGGTTTTGAGGTGCAACACCCAGTGCAACACTGGTGCAACAGGTGCAACACCTCCACCCTGGCATCAGTCCCGCGTGATCTCGAACACGTTCATGCGGTTTTTGCCCTTGATGACCTCGGGCTTGTCGTGCGGCAACAAGATCCCGAGTTGCAACATCTGCTTGACGAACTTCAGGATCTGGTCCTTTCGGCCCCGGAGTTTCTTCGGCCGGCACTCCGCCGACATGTTGGACACGCAGATGAACGGCTCCGGCCACTCGCGGACCCACGCCTCAAGGGCTTCGTAATCCCGCGACTCCTCGGTTTCATTCGGGAGTTCCCCGATTAGCCGCAGGGTCTGGCTCAGGTGGTATTCCATCAACGCAATCGCCGCGGCCATGTCGGCCTGGGTGATCAGGTCGGCCTGGAGGTCGCGGAACGCCGCGAACGTCGCGGCCAGCCGGGCGACGTGCTCCCCGGCCTTGTTGCCCAGCGAGACCACCGGGGCCAGGAGCCCCTTGGGGCCGCACTCCCGCTCGACGGTGTCCGTCCAGTCCAGCCAGAGTTCGCGGGCCTGGGTGCTGAACCCAACGGCCCGCGGTTCCAGGTGCTGGCGGTCGCCCTCCTTGGTGCGGCAGGGGGCGTCCAGGATCTCGCGGGTCCTCGCCGTGAACCGCTCCATGGCCGCCAGGGCGTCACGCTCCGCCCGCTGTTCCTCAGCCGACCGGCGGTGGAACCGCTGGCCCACCGTGCTCTCCGGGTACGCCACCAGCAGGCGGGCGGTCAGCCCCTGGGTCTGGAACATGACGTTGTCCAGGAGGTCAGCGGCGATTCCCGGCTGCAACATCAGGTGCATGGCCAGCCGGCGGCCCCGGTAGACCCCCAGGTCATCGCTGGCCCGGACCCGCTCGACGCCGCGGCCATCCCAGAGCTTGGACAGGCTGGCCCCCGTGTGGAGGGCGTTGTCCTTGCCCATGGCGAAGGAGCCCAGGAACTGGCCGGCCTCGTCGTTGAACATGCCCAGGCTGGGGAACCCATCCTTGAACATCTTCGTGAGACCCTGGACCGTTGGGTCGTCGATCAGCCGCTGGGGGAACAGCGGCAACATGGGCTTATCCCCGGCGGGGTCCAGGTCGTCGCCCACCTCCTCATCGATCACGTCGAACTGGGTCCGCTCCTTGTCGGCCAGATCAGCCAGAATGCGGTCCACCGGCTTCGGCTTGCCGGCCGGCACCGACGCGGACGCGGCCTTCTTCGCGGCCTTCCGGCCCTTCTCCCAAGCCTCCAGGGCCTCGCGGGCCGCCGCCTTGCGGATCTCGAAGTCGTCGAACTGGGAATCCTGCCACGCCTTCACGCCGGCCAGGACCAGCCGGTCCACGGACGATTTCCGTTCGCCGGATTGCCCCAGGGTGACGAAGAATTCCGACACAGGCCGGACGCCGTAGGTGGTCGCCACGTCCACGTGTTCCTGGATGCAGAAGTTCACGGCGGCAATCACCGACTGGCCGCACATTTCCTTGGGGGCCTGGACCAGATAGGACACGGCCAGGACGGGCTCCCGGATTTCCTCGGGCAGGAGGTCCAGCGGGTAGTCGGACCGGATGTTCAGTTTCATCATCGCCGCCCCCATCACCACCAGCGTTTCGCGTAGCTGGCCAGGGTCGGCGTAGCCGCCCCCACATGCGTCCCGATTCCGACGGGCTTGGGCCGGGTATCCGGCGGCGTGGACGGCGTCATGGCCCCCAGCCGGAAGCCCGACCGGATCATGGACTCGATTTCACCGCGGCGGCCCGCCCCCATGGCGGCCAGGGCCTCAACCAGGATGACCTGGGCGGCGGCGTGGTGATCGACAGCACCCGCGGCGACATCCGACCCGATGGCCCGGCACGCCCGCAACACGGCGTCGTGCCGGCTGCCCTCCCCGGCGTTGCGGATGCGGTCCAACTGCCGTTCCAGGCGGTCCCGGCCCCAAGCCGTCAGGGCGTCGCCACGGATCGGGGTGACCGGCGGAGGCGGAGGCACCCAAGGCTTACGCTTTGCCAGCGTGGTCCAGTCCAGCGGCTCCCCGTCGTGGTTCCAGGTGTCGGCGAGGTGCCGGCGTGTCTGCGGGACCGACGGGAGATAGAATCCGCGGCTGACCGCAACGGTGGAGGGATCGGCCGAACCCGCGAATTCCAGGAAGGACGCTTTCCGAGCCTCGAACTCCGCCGTGGGAATCGGCTCATGGAACGGGATGCAGACCCGGAACTTGTGGGTCCGGCCATCCTTGAGGTGGGAATAGGAGGTGTAGCCGGCCACGGCGTACCGCCGGAACCGCTCCTGTGCCCATTCGATGGTCTGGCCGCCGTCGTAGTCCAGCAACAACGCCGTGTAGGCCAGGACGTTGGCCGCCGACCGCCGGACATAGTGCCGGCCGGTCTCAGGGTCGTTGGGAAACTCCTGCCCGATCACGATGGGTTCGCCGTGCTGGTCCAGCACGCGGTTACCCTGTTCGTCTTCCTGGTAGATGTTCCGGGGAGCCGGATCGTATTCGCCGGAGTCGTCCTTGTACACCGCGGTAGTGAACATCCACCGGTCCTTGTCGGCCTTGGTGTCGGGGGTGCCAGTGGTGACGCGGTGCTCCCCGAGGAATTCGACCAACTCCCCCCAGGTCGGGAAGGAAGTCGTTTTGACCCGGTTGTCCCTGGCATTCTCGAAAATCGCCAGAGCTTGGGGTAGATCATCAATCGTCATGCTGTGTGTCCCAAAGAAAATGGCCCGCCGGGGGTCGCAATCCCGGCGGGCCGCTGCGTAGACGTGGGGACACACGCAGAAAAACTAGTGCACTACGGATGTAGTGTCAAAATCCGTCACGCATGTCCCCTGGGGCTAGTTTGCGACCCGCCCACGTGACCTATTTATCAACGAGCCCGTTTTTCGGGTCAAAATTGCCGGAACGGCCGAAAACGGCGGGAAACCTAGGGGTCAATATTTTTTCTGTCCCAGCCCGACGTCGATTTGCGATCCGCGGAACCCCGCAACCTCCAGAAGGAATCCAGCCACCACCATATGGTATTGACGCCATATGGTGCCATCCATATAGTAGCCGCCATGACGAACGCCGAACCGATCATCAACCGCAAGACAGCCTTCGACGACGGGTCGATCATCCAGGTTCGGGTGTGGGCTGTGCCGTCTCCGGTGCCGCCCTCGGGGCACCGATACAAGTACAGCCTGTTTTACGGCCGACCGGGGGAACGGTTGGTCGGGTACGACAACGAGCGGGGCAAAGGTGACCACAAGCACATCCGCGACGTGGAAATCCCCTACGGGTTTACCTCCGTCGATCAACTGGTGGACGACTTCCTGGCCGACGTGGCCGCCATCCGGAGTGGAAAGCTATGACGACGCTACAGATCCGCATCGGGGTTGACCTCCAGCGGGAGGCCGAGGAAATCAAGGCCGCGATCCGCCGGCACGAGGCCGGGGAGGACGTGCACGAAGCGGTGATCACCTTCGAGTCCTGGGATCTCCTGACCCGCCTGCTGACCAGCCGGCGGCTGGATCTCCTCCGACATCTCCACCGCCATCCGCAGCCCAGCATCCGGAGCCTTGCCAAGGCGTTGGGCCGCGACTACGCCAACGTCCATGCCGATGTGCGGGCTCTCGCCGAGGCCGGGTTGATCGACGACGCGGACGGCCTCCGGTTTGATTTCGACGAAATCGAACTCCCCCGGATCGCCGTCTGA